ATACAGGTTTAGGGTACTGCCATAAATGCGGCTACAAAGCAAACCCCTACCAGCTTACACAAAAAATCACAGGAGCCGAGCCAGCAGCTATTTTCAAAATACTGGAACAATTCAACTTATCCGATAAGAACATCAACACACCGCCTCAGCAGCGTACAAATAAGCCTATCCTGACGGAGAATGAGATAAGGAAGCTGACTGACGAGGAAAGTTCGGCGTTCTGCACACTGAAACAGATAGACGTTAAGGCTTTCCTTAAATTCCAGCCGTATATCCTCAAAGACAAACCGCATATCGTACTGCCGGCGTTCTGTCCGGGGAACCCGAAAGCGGTCGGCTGGATGAGACTACACTTAGAAGGTAAGCCGATAGAGGCTAACGGTAAGGAGCAGAAATCTCCGATGGTAAGCGGGTCCAAGCATGGACTCCTGGGACTTAAATACCTGAATAGTAAGGAGATTATCTTCGCTGAGGGCTGGAGGGACGCTTTATCAGCAATAGAGGCCGGATACGCAGCAACGGCATCGACCGGCGGAGCTTCCTGCTTCAAAGATGAATGGCTGCCGGCGTTCAAGGATAAGATCGTTTATATCGTTATGGATAGAGACAAAGCCGGTGTGAACGCAGCTTCCAGGGCGGTAGAAGCAATATCCACTGTATCAAAGGAAGTGCGGATCGTTGAACTACCATACGACGTAACTGACGCACATGGACACGACTTATGGGACTATTTGAATGACTAAGTTATTCCCGACAATGCTAATGATACTCGATGTCGCGGCCGCTGTGGTGTATTTGACTAAAGGCGATTGGCGGAAAATGACGTACTGGACGGCGGCGGCAGTCTTAACTTTTGTGGTAACTTATTGAGGATGTAATATGATAATAGACCAGAGGAAAACGGAGTTTCAGGCGTTACTCAACAACGCCCCGATCTACAAACCGCCGGTATTGGAACCGGAGACGACTACCCTCAAAGACGACCTGCCGGCAACAGTGGCAACAGCGTTCGAGGCCCGGAGCATTGTACTTCACCGATACAACCGCTTCGATGGCTGGTCAATCTTCTGTAATGGTAAATACCAGGCGGCAGAGGATGTCAACGAAATCAGGCTCCACGTCCGCAAGTTTATGACAAAATGCAAAGTCAAGAAACGTAAAAAGGACGGTGAAACTTATAATGAACCGCTAAAAAAACAGTCTCGCGGGTTCGTATCTGACGTTATCGAGTGCCTGGCGGCGATGCCGGACGTTCATATCCTGCCGGCAAAGAAAGCTCCCTGCTCCCTGGACGGCTCTATGAACGCTCAAAATATTATTGCAGCCAATAACGTGATTATCGATATATCTAAGCGGCCACACACCACACACGCTATTACAGAGCAATTCTATACTATGAACTATCTCACTTACAACTATATAAAAGACTCTTTCTGTGAGAAATTCGCAAAATTCCTCGTAGATATAACCAAAGGGGACCTCGATCTAATGACATTATTACAGGAATGGTGCGGATATTTGCTATTACCAACGCTCAAATATCAGAAGTTCCTGCTCTGCGTAGGTGATGGAGCGAACGGGAAAGGTGTGTTCTTCGATACAATAACCGCTGCATTGGGCGTAAAAAACGTCTCTAATGTACCACTGGCCAGGTTCGAGAGCAACGCTGCCCTGTTCGGAACGCATAATAAGCTGGCTAATATGAGCAACGAATCCGCTAAAAACCTTACCGGGGACGCTGAATCTATCCTGAAAGAGTATGTTGCCGGCGACAAAATACTCTGGGAACAGAAGTATAAAGACGCTTTTTTCGATTATCCTACAGCAAAACTAATGTTCGCAACCAACGAATTGCCGCATATCAAAGACGCGACAGACGGCATCTGGCGGCGTATGATCCTCGTCCCGTTCGACGCAAAATTCGAGGGGAAACAACAAAATCCTGATCTTGTCCGGGAACTCCGGGACCCGGAGGAGCTGTCCGGCGTTCTAAACTGGATGATCGAGGGGGCTGAAATACTTACCCAAAACGGCAGATTTACTCAGCCAAATAGGTGCAAAGCCGCACTCGAAACGTACCGCGATGAGTCTAATTCCGCTCGGCTATTTCTCAAAGAACAAACCCAAATTGACTACGAAAAAGAAGCAAAAATACCTTGTACCTGGCTCCATGAACAGTATCAAATTTGGTGCAAATCCAACGGCTTCAAACCCAAGAATAATGTCCATTTTGGCCGGGCTATCTGTGCACAGTATAAAATTGAAAAAGGCCGATTTCGTTTTGGACAAAAACAGTTGACAACATATTCCGGCATAAAACCACAACTTGAATCAGAGTTAGACGAAAATCTAACAAAACTTATGGAGTTACTATGGTAACTTTTGGCTACTATGCACAGTCTTTGAACGTTATTAACTTTATCTCTGGAAAGGGTTTATAGATGTCTGTACATAGTATTCATAGTAACTTTATAATAAAGAGTATTGAAAAAAATATAATAAGAGAGAAGAGTAGTATTACAGTAAAAGAAACAATAGGGAAAACGGTTACACGTACTACACAAGATAGAATGTCCAGATTCAAAAATCCGGTGTTCAAACAAGCCGTCAGGACCGCCCTGATCAGGATGGGTTTCGATAACCCGACATATAAGGACTTTAATTATATTGAGAGTATCTTTGAAGGGAAAATTGACTGGATTGAATATGCAAAGTACAAAGAGCCAGCGAACACGATAAGTTGTGAACGCTGGCTCGAATGTTTGGCAGACGTTGAAGGTTATTCTAAGAAATATCCGGCTCCGGTATGTCCTCAATAGGAACGCGGCAGAGAGCCTCGATGAATCTGTCTTTGCTTACGAATTTGCAAACTCGACCGATATATTTTGCCTGTTGGTGTTCCAATTTTTTTCCGGTGCCTCTGCTTAATCTGATTTGTGTGTCTTTGCTCATAATTTCAACCTTTCATTCTATACATAATATAACCAGTTAGCGCCGGCAATCCGACAACGATTAGTATGTTAAGTGTGATTATTAGAGTTAGGGTCATTTTATAAACTCCTTAATTGTATTTAGGTTTTAGTTTGGCTTTTGCTTGCAACCAGTTTTCTTTGACGATATGAAACCGCTTTTTTAGGCTAAATAGTTCGGTGCGGAATGCGAACTTTGCAACTTGCAACCGTTTTATCTGTTTTTTTGCTACTATTAAGTCTTTGCTGTCTTGTTTTAGCTTTTCTAAATCTTCTGTTCTGATTTCAGATTTAAAATACTCCATTTTTCAACCTCTTTTCTGCCCTTTTGGGCGTTAAATAATAATTATTGGCCCCGGACAGTTTTAGTCCTGCCCGGTGCCGATAACTGTTATTTTTTGATATAACAATTCACGCCGACCGTAACCGGCTGGCCGTCGAATTCGGCTGACGTTGTGATATTGCCAGCGGTACTGGCGATCACGGTGCTCTTGCCGCTCTTTGACGTTCGAGGTGAGATCGGCAGAGTGATGATGATCTTGTCTTTTTCAATCTTAACATCCATTTTCCAACCCTTTCAATAAAATAATATTAACTTTTATAAGCATCATATATACATTGTCGGCACTTGTCAATATAAAAATGAAATAAATCTTACATTTTTACTTCTGCGTTAATGTTTCTGACAAAATAACGTGATTATGTAAAAAATATCTATAATTACGAATATTTCTCTTGACAAGCTACGCATTAGTGTAATATAATGATTTATTATGGCGGATGAAATAAAAGAATTTAGAGAAGGATCGGAAATTGATTTTCCGTTAAAAGGAGATTATCGGGGGCAAAAAAAACATCCAAAAAAAGCGGCTCAAAATCAAAAAGACACCAACAGAAGATATTTTTTGAAAAGAAAATATGGAATAACACCCGAACAATATGCGGAATTACTATTAGAGCAAAAGGGTGTTTGTGCTAATTGTGGAGGGATGAACAAAAAAAACAGACGGTTGTTTGTTGATCATAATCATCAGACAAACCAAGTTAGGGGTTTATTGTGTAGAAAATGTAATAGTATAATAGCTTATGCCAATGAAGATTTAAATATTTTACGAGAAGCCTCTAATTATCTAATTAGGTATAATTCTATAAAAAAGATGGCTTAAACAATGATTGAACTGATTAAAAACAAAGTTCAGGAGTTGAATGTGATACTTGCAGAAAAACAGCGTGAGACAAGGGGAACCCCACAATACGACCAATACGACTTAGCTATGGAAATACTTAACGGCCCATTTAGAGAGGCCTTGAATGAAGCAAAAAACAATAATACGTGAATGTACAAAATGTGCGTATGAAAACAAAACGGCAAAGAAATGCCCTAAGTGTAATAATTGTAGCTGGAAACATTACAGAACAAGAAGGAAAGTGGCTTGAGTAAATTATCAGATAAGATGGAAAAGTTTTGCCAGGAGTATTTGTTAGACTTGAACGCTTCACAGGCAGCGAAAAGGGCTGGATATAGTAAAAAAACAGCACCTTTTATTGGAGCAGAAAACCTTAAGAAACCTCAAATCAAAAAAAGGATAGCAGAACTTAAAGTAAAACTCCAAAAAAAGGTGGGAGTAACTCCCGAAATGATTACAGAGGGGTTTAAGAAAATAGCTTTTGGTAAAAAGTCAAAGACATTGAAAAACAAGGATAGAATCTCAGCAATGGAGAATTTAGGTAAACATATTGGATATTATGAAAAAGATAACAGCCAGCAGGGTATGACTTTAGCAGACATTTTGAAAGCAATGAAAAAGAATGACTGAGGTATCAGCACAGCAGAGATTTTTAGATCGTTACCAGCCTGACCCGATCGGGTTCGGTTGCGATGTGCTTGATATGAAGCCTGAGCACGTTTGGCCTAAAATGGTTGAGGTGTCTGAGTCTGTACGGGACCATCAGAAAACCTGTGTATTTGCTGGTCATGGGGTCTCAAAGACTTATAACCTCGCTCGGATAGCACTTTGGTTCTTATACACACACAAACCGAGCACAATAATCACAACCGCCCCGATATTCGACCAGGTGGAGAAACTGCTCTGGAAGGAGATACACACAGCCCATAGTCAAGCAAAGATACCGCTTGGTGGCAATATGACAAAGACACAGCTCGACGTTGACCCAGAGCAGAAATGGTTTGCTTACGGGTTCAGCACGAAGGCCGATACTGTTACAGGCGAAGCTACGAGGATGCAGGGTTATCATAACAAGTATGTTTTGATTATCTTTGATGAGGCCGCCGGTATTCCTGCCGCGATATGGAAGGCAACTGAATCACTGTTGACAAACCCAGAATGTAAGATTGTTGTTGTTGGTAATCCAACAGGGTCGAGCGGCTCATTCGCTGAGTGCGAGGATGATCCGACCTGGCATTTTGTGAGGATCAGCGTTAAGGATACACCGAACTTCAAGACTGGCGAACAGATAATCCCTGAAATCTCCGGTCGCGAATACGAAGCGATGATACGCCGGAAGTACGGAGAGGAGTCTGTCGAGTACGGTATCCGGGTGAAGGGTGAGAAGCCTGAATACACCCAGGGTACATATCTTGGCAAGTGGCTGAGTGTTATCGAAGCTAAGGGACAAGCTGGTACGATAACCCACGAACCGACTGCAAAGGTTTACACGGTTTGGGACTATGGTAATGTCTATAATGCAATATGGTTTGTTCAGTTTCTGAAAGAGCAAATACGGTTGATAGACTTTTACTTCGATGGCGAGGGTCTTGGACTGCCGAAGTATGCAACGATATTAAAGAGCAAACCTTACGTTTATGGCGACCATTACGCTCCGCCTGACTTATGGGGTTCTAATGCTAAGAGTGGTCAAACTGGAGAATATACTGCCGATGTCGCAAAGCGGTTAGGTATTAACTTCAAAGCGATAACTGCTATTTCCGTTCAGGACAGAATCGAGGCGGCCAGGGGCATAGTTCCTAAGTGCTGGTTTTCATTGGAAGCGATGGAAGGGTTCAATGGCCTGAAGAACTGGCGGCAGCGGAAGAATGAGGCTTTGAGTACACCGGATAAGCCTGTTTACTTCAACGAAGCCGTGAAGGACTGGACCCGGCACGTTGGCGATGCGTTTAGCCATTTGGCTGTAGTCTATCGTTTCGAGCCGATAAGTGGTGAGCGGATAGGCACAACGAGTCCGAACTATGCTGGTAGGGTTGGCGATAGAGGTTCGCAAGGTATTACTGATTTATTGAAGGTGTGATATGTTATTCGTAATTTGGATTATATTTGGAATTGGTGCGATAGTTTTTCTGGTGATTGTTCATCAAGGAATTGGCTGTTTGTGTAATAGCTTTAAGTTAAATTGTTCACCGATACCACCAAAGCCGAAGAGGTTGCCAGAATGTTATTCGTAGTAAGTTGCCCGGAATGTTTGCACATTGTAGGTTGTCAACCGCCTGTTGAGCAGGATGAGAAGGCTCAGTGTAGTCATTGCGATGCTCTGATAGATGCACATAAAGGTTACTGGATAAATGAGCCGGCAGAGCCGGTTAAAGAGTTTGATTTATTGAGTGTTGAGTAATGAAAACAGTAAAACGAGAAACCGACCCTGATATAATCGACAGGCTGAAGTCTATGTTTATCGGTGATGGCGAGTTTACACCTGATTTCCTTGCCGATGAGTTAAGGGCAAGGATAGCTGTCAACGAAGAGTCTGTATGTATTATTGTCGGCTATGATAACAATGAGATTGTCGGGTTCCTCGTTGCCGTTGAATTTCCGAATAGGCATTACTTATGGCTCGAACAGGCGTTTAATGAGTCCGGCTATTCGGTTATGAGCGAACATGCTATACATAAGCTGATGAAGTGGGCGGCTAAGACAGGAAAGAAAGAGATGCGGTTCGAGACAAGTCCTGAATGTCCGCCTGACTATATTACCCATCGAATAGCTGAACATCGAGGATTCAAGAAACATAGTGATATTTATGCTTTGAGGTTTTGATATGAGAACACTTGAAATATATAACTATTTCGGTTCACAGAACACACCGCACAGATGTTTCAAGGGTGGCGGTGCTCCGGACGTTAAGTCTTTACCTCCAACTCCGGTAAGGTACTCGGCGGAGGCCGCCGCTGCTAAACGTGATATAATTGAACGTAGAAGAGGCGCAAGCGGCAGAGCTGCTTCTCAGGTGAGTTCACCTGGCTTGGCTTCGATAATGCCTGATTTGGAAACACCGACGCTGAAGGATAAATTAGCATGAGAAAACTACAATGTAAAGATTGTAAATTCTTTAGTATTGAATTTTATAATCAGACATACATTATTGCTGAAAACAAGGAACGTGGTTTCTGTCGTAGATTTCCGCCAACAACATCATTTGGTGAAATGGTGGAGATGAGAAAAACTGATTGGTGTGGTGAATTTAAGGTAAAACATAATGATTGACTTCACACAATACGATAGTGATGAAAAGCTGACTAAGGTTCTTGTCCAGCATTACGGTTATTTGCAGGACAAGCGAACAATCTTCAATGACCTGCGAACTATCCTGACAAAGCTGTTTATGCCGCGTCGGTACGACCTCTTGAGGAACCAGGAGGCGGGGCAGCGATACGGCCACAAGAACTATGATCCTCATCCTGCCAATGCTGCAAACAAGCACGTTCTGGGTGTTATAGGTCATACGATAAGTAAGTCAATGCCCTGGCTGCAACTGATGGCCTCTAATCAGGCTTTGATGGACGATGACAGTGTGAAGGATTATCTACAAAATGCAACAGAGCAACTAATATTTTCGTTTGGTCAATCGACGTTTTACGGCGGTAATTTCTGGGCCAAGAAGGACGAGGTTGTTATTGGTACTGGTTGTTTGTGGCCGGAAGAGGACGAGGTTAATGGCAGGATAGTCTATCTGCCAATCCATCCAGGCGAGACGTACCTTGAAGATGACCAATATGGCAATCCAGCGGTTTTATGCAGACCGTATAAGTACACAGCAATTAAGCTACTTGAGAAATTCGGTAAGGACAAACTACCACCTAAAGTGCAAAAAGACGCAATGGGTTCGGACAATACAAGTAACCCGTTTGCGGAATATAAATGTCTGTTATCAGTTTATAAGAACAAGAAGCCTAACCCTGAGAGTTTATTACCGGAAGATAAGGCTTATAAGGTCTTTTACATTCTACTTGACGGCGGCGATGATGAGAAGAGACTACTTATGAAGTCTGGGATTGATAATTTTCCGATAATTCGCAGGTACGGTAAGGAGAACGAGGTTGCTTACGGCACTTCACTTTGTGCCGATGCCCTTACTACTGCATTACTAACTAACAAGATAGGCGAAAAGGGACTACTTAATCTGCACAAGGTTACTGAGGGTGTTTGGCGTATTCATAGTAATTTGAAGAGTAAGTTAGATCTTAACGCCGGTGGTCGTACTTTTGCGGACAAAGACGAAGAGTTTATGGAGCAGGTCTATCAGGCTTCAACGTGGCCGATCACCGATGCCGCTATGCAAAGACTTGATTTTGAGTTAGACGATTCATTATTTATTCGGTTCTTCGAGTTATTATCTGGCAGGGATTTGCCGCAGATAACAGCTTATCAGGCTTCACGGATGGAGGGCGAGAAAGTTACTTTGATGAACGCTATTATCAACTCCGAGGAAGAGTTTTTAGAGCAGGCTGTATCCGTCCAGTGGGAGTTTGAGGAACGGGTAGGCCGTATGCCTGAGACTCCTGATATTCTATTAGACCCTGCAAATGCAGGACTCTTGAACGTCAAATATACCGGTCCACTGTTCCAGGCACAAAGACAGTTATTGAAAACTCGCGGTACTGTTGACTGGTTACAGTTGGTTGCGGCGATAAATGGGATATGGCCTAACGCTAAGATTAAGGTCAATGAGCTTGAGCTTATCGAGGATGCTGGTGTCGCTATGGGTATGGAGCAGAAGATGTTTAAGACCGATAAGCAGATTAACGATATTTTACAGGGTATAGCACAGGACGAGGCACAGGCCGAGCAGGAGCAGAAGATGTTAGAGATGGCTAAAGCCGTACCGTCGTTACAGAAGAAGAGTGAAGAAGGTAGCCCGGCGGAGATGCTTGCAGGAGCGATAGGATGAAAATAGTAGTGATAGTTTTTTGTCTTTGTTTGTCAGGGATAGCCGTTTATGGTATTATAAAAACCATAATCTATCAAGTTAAATCTGGTTTGTTTTTTGATGCAGAAAAGAACCGGTTAAGGGATTAGGAGCGATAGGATAAACAATAATTTAATTTAAGAAAGGTATTACAATGGCGATAGGAAGAATGAAAAAAGTAGAAGTAACCGAATTACTCAAAGCGAGGGGAGTCAAGTTCGACTTTAATAGCCCGTATAACGATTTATGCAAATTACTTACGGATAGTGTTCCGGTAGGAATAAACCCCGTCGCACAAACTCGACCAGAGAAGTCTCTGGAAGTTGAGGCGTTAGAGGCAAAGAACCAGCGGCTTAAAGACCAGATGGCCGAGATGAAGAAGCCGAAAGGTATCGCATCGGTTATCAACAAAGAAGGCAAAATCAAACGTCCTGACGAGGTTTATCAGGAAGCAATGCCGAGTGCGTTAGGTAAAGCGTCGCCGGAAGAACTGACACCGGCTGAGGTCAATGCTATTGAGCGTGAACTGCGTAAATTCATTGCAAGGAGAGGCGGTTATCGAAAAGGTCTATCTGAAGAGTTGAAGGAACGTTGCCAGAAGCTAATGAAGATCGCCGGTCGAACAGAGTTGGTTTGGGATTTGGGTATCGATATTCCAGGCTTCACGATAACGACAACGCAGAAAGAGAAGAAATGAACTGGAATGAAGCCACAGGACAGTTAAGTTTCGAGCAGGAGCAGGCCAGGAAGTTTGACTATTTTACTACTTTCTATGGTAATGAATCCGCAAGGCGTGTATTCGCTGAGATAAGAACTCATATCTTTGCTATGGAAGTAACTACGCCCGAAAGTGCGATTGCTAAACTTGCTCAAATAGACCTTATTGAAAGTATCAAAGAGTCCTGCGGTATTACAGATCAGTTGTCCGTTGTTAATGTTGAAATGAGTGCGGCAGTTAAATACGAGAAGCCGCCGAAAGAAGAAACCTTACTTGAAATTTAATAGGAGTGAAAAGAAATGCCAGAATTTGAAGAATTTATAGAGAGTTTACCAGATGTACTTGGAGATAGTTATAACGATTCGGACGGTCAACCTACAAAGACCTTTGATGATGTAAAGGATTTTGCTGGTCTTGCTAAAATGGCACTTGACAGCAAGAGGTCGGCCAGTCGCCGACTCGACAATGTTATCCAAAAGCCTGGTGATAACGCTACCGATGAGGAAAAGGCAGCTTATAAAGTTGCTTTAGGCCAAGCTATCGGAGCAGGTGAGAAGTCGGAGGATTACGAGTTCTTTCACGCAGACTCTAAAGGTTTGCCGGAGGGTTGGAACTATAACGCTGAGACTGAAAAGGCTATTAGTGAACTGGCTCTCAAACACAATGTACCAAAGGCTTTTCTCAAAGAAGCGTCTGAGGCAATGCACAATGCCCAGCTTGCAGACTATCAGAAGGCCGTCGCTGCTCAACAGGTGGCTACTGATAAGGCTTTCAATGACGAGGCTAACGCACTTCGGGTAAACGATAAGTGGCTCGGCGACGCTACACCTAAGAACCTGCGTATGGTATTGACGACTATCGAGAACTTTGGCTCTGACGAACTGAAAGCTAAGGTCAAAGAGGCAGGACTGTATGACAAGGCTTCTATTGACCAGTTGAAGGATTGGGAGAAAGCTGGTGTTCCAATACAGAATATACCGTTCCTGCTCAATGTCGGTATGAAACTGCAAGGAGGCCAGCTTCCGAAGGGTAGTCCGGACGGTGGTGGCGGAAACGAATCGGATTACGCAAAGAATAAACGACTGCATCCGAATCGACCGGAACTATGGGGTAAAGAATAAATAAAAACTAATTTTTGGAAGGTAAAAAATGAGTGAATTAACGAAAGAACAAGCAAAGAAGAAAGAACAAGTAAAGAAAGACCGAGCCAAAACACTAAAGGCAAGGATTAAGGTCGAGTTGTCGATGTACATTAAACCTGATGGCAAATTTCGAAAAGGTTTGACTAAGGATCAACTCGCAAGAGTTAAGGAAATTAAAAAAACTCTTGGTGGAAAGTGATAGCTCAAAACAAACAACCTGAAGAAGATTTCACAGTTGAAGATATAATGAAAGCGTTCTATGGCCTTTTATTGGCAGCCGGCGGTAAAATGGCTGTTAAAAAAGACTTCTTAAATAAGATACCGAAAGATTTTAAGAATAAGATAAAAGTAGAGTCTGTCAGTAACCCTGATGCCTACGTTATATCTGTTCCAGTGAAGAAAAAGAAACGTGGAGTTGTCAAGAAGCCGAAAGCAAAGCGGTTGATACTTCCACGATTTTCTCAAAATTAGTAAAAAGTAAATATCTTTTCAGTTTACTCTCGCAAGAGAGCCTGATGCTTAACCCCTAAAGCGGGGGTCGGCTTAAACCGCCGTAAGTGTCAGGGTAGCCAGCAATGTAGCTGTTTACTACCCGAAAAATAAATTTTGATAACTTTATTTGAAAGGTAGAAAAATGGCTACAATAGGAACAGGTTCATTAAGTCTCGCTGAACTCATTAAGCGGGAAAACCCCGACGGCTCGATGGCGGACCTTATCGATGTAATATCGAAAGTTACGCCGATTGCCAATGAGGGTTATTGGGAGGGTTGTAACAACAGAACATACCATGAAGCTACGAGAGTAGCGTCCAAACCCGCTGGTACAGAACGTGCCTATGGTATGGGTGTTGCTGCTCACGGTGCGGCGACTGAAAAGATTACAGAGCCGACAACGATGATAGCTGATATGCTCGTTGTTGATGCAGACCTTATCGAAAACGAGGGCGGAGCCTCTAAACTCAATCAGGAAGAGGCGTTATTCGTTTCTGGTATGATTGAGACAGTTGCAGGCAGACTCATTAGTGGCGACCGAACAAGTTACGGTATGCAGATTAACGGTATCAACAACAGAAGCGACTATAACTCTCTGTCAAGTGATTACGTTTATGACAATGCCGGTGGAGACTCCTCTGCGACCTCGAACAAGACCTCGATCTACATCGTTCAGTACGGCCCGAAGATGGTATCTCTTATCGCTCCAAGTGGCGATAACTCAAAGACTATCAGACGCAGACCGTTCCCTGTCGAGTTAGTTGACGAATCAGGTACTTCTCAGGCAAGGAAATTCCCTGCCTATCAAACGTGGTTCCAGATTCAGTTCGGTCTGTTCATCTACGACCCTCGCTGCATAAAGAGAGTTGTCAATATCTCAACGACTAATATCGACGGTGTTGACGATTTCAGCTTCGATGAAGATTTGCTCGGTGATGCAGTTATCGACCTTGAGTATCAAGGACGCGGTGCTGTTATCTACGCTAACCGTACCCTGATGAAACAGATGACACGCAGAGCGAACGAAATGCCGAGAGGCAATTTTCAGCTTGCTGTCGGTGCTGATACAGGTATGCCGGTATCTGGTAAGGTGCTTTCGTTTATGGGTATTCCCGTCCATCGTGAAGATTCGATTACCGATGCTCAGGCGTATGTAGTTTAACTAACAATAACAAAAAACTCTTTTTAGGAGTAGTAACAATGAAAGACATTAACAATCATTTCACTTATGCGTACTCGCTTGGTACTGAGGTTGACTTTTCTCAGAAATTAACAGGCGACGATATTTCAACGAATGTGCTCGACTTGAAAAAGGCGGACATAATCCAATCTGGAGGCAAGCGACCTACTTACATTGTCATTAAGGTTGGTACTGTCGGCTGGACAGGTGGCGGCTCTATTACTATCCGCTTGCAAACTGCTACTGCGACCGATGGAACTACTGGCGCTGAAATCCTCTCACAATGGACGTTCTCTAATACTATGGGAGC